GTAGTCCAACATGATCGGGACATCCGGCCCGGTCGCGTTGTTGGTATCCATCACCGCGAAGTAGACGGTATGCGAGCCGCGCGTCGCCGAGCCAAGGTGCGCGTGGATAGAAGGCGTCGGCCCCCATGAGCCGCCCTTGCTGCCGGTGCACCCCGGATAGTTGCCGATGCCGATGGCGGCGGCAAGGTTGTCGTAATGCCGTGTCGTCACGCTGGTCGTGACGTTCGCCCCGCCGAGCAGATGGGCCGCGCGCAGCGCATCCGCCATCGCCCCGCTTTGCGTCATGGCTGCCCGCACAAGCAGGCACATATCGTAGGTGGACGAGTAGTGCGTGGTGATGACGGTCGTCCCGCCGGGGTACTGCGCGTTGCCGCTCGGATTCACATAATGCGTGTTGGTCATCCCGAGCGCTGCGGCCTGGGCGTTCATCTCGGCGACGAATGCTGCCTGCCCGGAGAGATCCTGATCCGTCCCGCCGAGATAAAGCCCGCCGACACAGGCGGCCAGCATCCGCGCCGCATCGCCGCCGGAGGGGTAAAGCATGGCGGTAAGCAATTGCGCGCACGTCAACCGCTCGCCGGTGACCAATCCTGCATTCGACTCGCCCGGATAGCTTTCGCTGCCGCCGGTCGCCAAGTCCGCGGGCATCGTGGCAACGTCGCTTGTCGCCGCGTGCTGGCAGGCGACGTAGGCGGTCATCATCTTCGTCGTTGACGCCTGCCCGTGCTGCGTGTCCTTCGCCTTGTTGAACAGCACGGCGCCGGTGCTGTCGATCACGCAACCGAGCGCCGATGTAATCGCCGGCTGACCTGAGGACGCTATCGTGCTGGTGCCAAGCACTCTGGAGGCGACGACAGACAGGGCCGCGATGGAGCCACTAAGCGCGGCTGTGATCGAACGTCCCATGCTTTACATCGGCGGCAGAATCTCGCCGGTCCCGGCGTGGATGGCGAGCGGGTCCATGACCTTTTTCACCTGGGCCACCGTGACTTTCCCGTGGTGCTTGTTGATGTGGGCTGCCGCGCACTCGGCGTCCTTGTAGTAGCGCGCATTGAACAGCGCGCCGTCGGTCTTCAGCAGTTCGAGGATTTCTTCGTCTTTCATGGCGGTATTCAGCAGTTCGAGGATTTCTTCGTCTTTCACGGCGTTGGCTCCTTGTAGATGTCGCGCGCGAGCTCGGCGGTCATGTTGCCGCCGGTCACATGGTCGTTGTACCAGCCGGCCATCGTTTCGAAGCCGATTTCCTTGCCCGCGTCGGCCCATTGCCGCGCGTAGGCCAGTTCCGGCGCGGTGCGAAACTGCTCCCGCCATTCGCGGCGAACGGCGGGGAACATGAGCTTCATTTCCGTCTTCATCTCCCACCAGACATTGCGCAGGACGTGCAAATTTCTCGCCATTACGGCATATCCGGCCAGGTGCATGGATGTCGCTCACGCCACCGTTTTTGACGCTCTGCTGCGCTCATCCCCATGACGCAACTCCTTGATTAAGTTTCGGTTATCGTGCTGCCGGTGGTAAGAGTTTGGACGACGGTCGTCGAGACGACGATGTTCGGCGTCACGGTGCCCGAGTAGAAGCGATTTCCCGCCCCGGAGACGTCGGAGCCGATCGAGAAGTGGGTAATGGTGGGGGTCCCGCCTGTGGACGCCGGAAACACGATGTTGTGGACCGGAGAACAGACGTTGTTGGTGATCGACCATTCCGCCGAGGTGCGTGGGACGGCTTGCCGCGCATAGCTCGTGTAGGTCGTCTCGTTGGTGGTCTGGTCGCCCGTGGTGCCCGGATCGGACGTATGCAGGCCGACGTAGAGGTTGGTGAGCGGGCTCGACGTGGCGTTGATCGCCACGTTGGCCCAGGTGGTCGCGTTGAACAACAGCTTGAGGAAGTTGTTCGCCATCGCGGTGCTTTTTGCCATTGCCTGTCTCCTTCGTTGGGTGGGTTACTTGGCCTTCTTGCCCTTCGTCTCCTTGACGATGAGGCCGGTGATCTTTCCTGCCGGGTTGAACTTGAAATCGACGTTCTTTTCGGTGGTCGTCGGTTCCTCGTTCTGCGCCGGGGTGATGTTGATGCCGACGTTCGGTGATGCGGCGGCGGGTTTGCTCGCCGGTTTGCTGCTCGAGGTGCCGGTCGCCGTCTTTTTCACGGCTGCGGCCTGTGTCGCAAGCTGAACGGCGGTCTTGCCCGACTCCACCGCGGCCTTGTGCTTGTCGCCGGCGAGCTGCAACTGCTGGTGCAGCACGTCGATGGTGCCTTGCAGGGCGTCGATCTTCTCCTGATTGGACGCCTCCATTGCCGATGTCTCTTTCGCCGTGTCCTGGCGCAGCCCTTCGCGCTCGGTTTCCGCGTTCTGCCGGATTTGCTCGAGCTCCTGCTCGTTGGCGTTCTTGGCTTGGGCGATCTTTTCCTGCGTCGAATACTTGCGCTCGATCTCGGCGCTGCGGTTGGCGTACTTCAACTGCGCTTGGCGCACCTGATCGACCAGTGACGCCACCAGTTTCGAGGTGTCGTCGCGGATCTTGGCGATCTGCTGCTGGTACTGGGCGCTGCCGTTGGTGCCGAGCGCGGTCGCTTGCGCTTCGGCGAGATCGGCCTGTGCGCCTAGCAGCCTGACCTTGCTCACCGTCTCGTCCACCTTGGCCTCGGCCCCCTTGAGGGTCAGGTCCTGCAGCATCTGCTGATCCTGCGCCTGCTTCTGCTTCGCGGCCTGGACTTGCTGTTCTTCTTCCGGCGTGAGCACCTTGTCGCGCGGCGCCTGCCCCGTGATCTCGCGCACGGTGGAGATGAGGGCTTCGGCCCCCGGCAGGTCGGCAAACTCCAGCACATCGGCCAACAGCTTGATGCCCAACTCCGGCGGCATCTTGGTCACCATATCCATCAGGCTTTCGTAGGCCGCTTGGCGCATCGACTCGCGGAAGTCCTGCGCCGAGACGATGAAATCGGCCTGATCCTTGGTGATGTCGTTCATCAGCATCGGCTGGCCGGTGTTCTTGTCGGTCCCGGGCTGATTGATCTCGAGGAAGTCGTAGCCGCGGCGCTCGCCGATGATGCGGATCGAGCGTTGGTCGGTCATGAACTGCTCGGCCAAGCTCAATTCCTTCTGCCCGTGCAACTGGAAGGCGAGCCGATAGCCGTCGAAGTAGTCGGTGGTGACGGTGGAGCCCTGATCCTGCCGCGCTTGAATCGCCTTGCCCGAAATGGCGTTGGTTTTGCGGCCCATCAGTTCGTCGGTGACGCCGCCGACGTCCTGGATCATCCGTTCGTCGATCTGCGCGTAGGCCAAGTGGTGCTCGGCGATGTCGGTGTCGGTCTTCAACTCGAACTTGAGGCCCTTCGGGTACACAAACACCGAGTCTGGCCGCGCCGCTTCCTCGCGCACTTCCTCGAGATCGACAGAATTCTTGTCGCCCTCCATGAAAACCCGCGTCGCCGACAACTGGTGCAGCGCCTTGCTCATGCGCTTGTTGAAGTCCTCCTGCGGGTCACGCTGCAGGCGAATCACGCCATAGGGCGCGTTGTCGCGGGCGCGTCTATTGCCCCAAATGGGCGTCAGCGGGAACTGATTGTGGCGATAGGGCGAGATTTCGTCGTACAGGAGCTTGCCGCGCATGAAGATCGCTACCCGCACGCGCAGCATCATGCGATCGATCAGGCTGCACGCCTTTTGCGAGGCCAGCCAGTCGTGATAGTCGTCGTTGGGGTCGAAGATGACCCCGTGCAGGCCGCTCCCGATGATGAGCTTGACCTTCATCGGCATCCGATACCATGCCTCGGTCAGCCGGACGCGCGATCGGCGGTTGAAAAGCGAGCTCGTCGTGTCTACAAAGGTGCGCCGGCCGATGTATTCGTCGCCGCGGTTGCGATCGGAGAGGGAGCGCCCGAGATACCAGCCGTCCTCGTCCTGGTTGTCAGTCACATCCGAGAAAATAGATCCCGCCTTGAGCGAATTCTTGTACTGCGGGAAGCACATCTGCGCGATGTCGAGGTCGGTCCACTTCTGGCGGAAGACGTAGCGGTCGTCGGTGCCGTCGATCTCGACCCCGTGGCTGTCGTACCAGACGTTGCGCCATGATTCGGCGCGATCGTAGATCAATTCCTTCGACGGATCGCTCCTGATCCCGCATTCCAGCCATCCGAGGCCCACCTTCACCGCGTCGGCGAAGGCGCGCGAGCGCGAATACTGGGCCTTGTTGACGTCCTGCAGGTACTTCAGCACCTTGGTCTTGTTCTCGGCCCCGTTGCGGTCGTTGGATGAGCGGGGGAAGACCTTGAAGTCCATGCGGGTGCGCTTCTCGGTGCCGGTGATCCACTTCACGTTGGTCGCGACCTTGTTGTAGACCAGCGGCGCCTGTTTTCTCGACAGCAGCACCTCGGCGTCTTCCTCGGCCCATTGCAGGCCGTCGTAGAAGTCGTCGTCGATCGCCATCTGGTAGCGATTCGGGGCCTGCCGGATCTTCTCGACCTCGTACCATTCCTCGAGCTTGTGCAGCCGGATGAGGGCTGCCGGCGTGGATAGCGGATCGGCCTTGCCGTCGGCCGTCGAGGGGTCACTCGGACCCTCGGCCAGCGGGTCGAAGGACGATGTAGCGTCGAGCGGCGGGCTCAATGGATGCTCTCGATGTGGAAACCAGCCCCGCGCAGGCTGAAGTCAACCTCGGGGGCGCTGCCGATCGGCTCCGGCTCCATCCGCACCAGGTCGTCGAGCAAGTGCTCGCAGGCGTCGATGACCATCTTCACGTCGGAGCGCGAGTTGATGTCCAGACCGAGCACGCGCACCGCGTTGATGAAGTTGAGATAGTTCTGCCGCAACGTCTTCGTGGTGTCGGAGCGGTACTTGTGCGCCGCCGACAGGCAGATGACGTAGGCGGCGCTGTTGCCGACGCCAAATAGCTTTGAATTCAAGGCCGCCAGCCGCCAGAGGACGAGCGCCGGCTCTCCGTTCACATACTGCAAGGCATAGCCCAAGCTCTTGAAGGTGCCGGTCTTGCGCGCCATCGGTCCACCAAATTCAACGCCCATGCTTCACCGTCATAGGAAGTCGGCGACGAAAGCCGGGATTCGGCTTTCCGCCCACGGTTTTCGAGATGCCTGCCTTGTCGTCGGCGGCGATGAAGTCCTGTCCCACCGATTGCGGGACCCCAGCCTTCTTGGCGAAGGAAGGGGAGTGCTTGATCGCCGCGAAAAACTTGTGCTGGCGCCAAGAAACGCTAGGCATGGCGGCCCTACTTCTTCGCGTCGTCGGGTTCCGTCTTGGCCGGAGGTTCGGGCTTGACCGGAGCCGGCTGCGCCTGCGGAAATTCCTTCTTGAAGTGGGCTACGAAATCCGCCTCGAGCTGCTTTCCTTCCTTGCCGAGGTGACTCAGGATGTCGCGGATTTTGGTGAAACTGCCGAAGTTCAGCATGGCTTCTCCTTGGTTAGGCCGTGAGGGCCGCGATAGCCGCGTCGCAGCCGGTCCGCAGGTTCGGCAGCGTCGGCGTGGTGTCGAGCAGGGCTTGTAGCGTGGTCGCGACCGATGCCTTGAGGGCGACGGCGGTGGCGAGCGCCGCGGTGTCGGTAACGTGCGCGTCGTCGGCCGCGTCGAGCTCGGTCTTGAGGGTTGCGCCTTCTGCGCCCAGGCGTCCGAGCAGGTGTTCGGTGCGGGCGCGGGTGGCTTTCGAGAGGCTCATCTGGATTTCCTTTCGAGCAAAAGAAAAACCCGGTAAAAACCGGGTTTCTCAGGGGTGCAAGCCTTGGGCTACTTCAGGATGTTGGGATCGCCATCGGTGATCGGCCCGGTGAATCCGGTGCCCGACCATTGCCACCATTGCTTCGCTCCCGAGGTGAAGGCGAACACGGCGCTGCCGACGATGATGACCTTGCTCACGCCGACCACGTTGTTGGTGCTGACCTTGCGGCCATTGCGATAGATGGTGCCGTTGGCGTCGAACGACCACAACGAGCCGCCGGCGTCGGTGATGTACTGCGCCGGCCCGGTGATCGATGGCGGCGTCATGGTCGAGGGCGGCGCGGATAGCAGCGCGGCGAGCGCGACGGACCCTCCCCGGGCCTGTCCAAGCGACCCGGAGAGGAAACTGTCGTCCACACCGAAAGGTTAGGGCGCGGGCGTGGCGGCGGGGGTGTTATCGACCACCGCTTGCGCCAGATCGTCGTCGCTCGCCTTGAGATCCTGCACCGCCTTCTGCGCGGTGGCGAGATCGGGGGCGGCCATGACGGCATCGTGCAGCGATTTGATGAGCGCCTTGGCGCCGTCCTTCACCGACGTTGCGCGCGTTACTTCGTCGATCAGGTCCTGCGTGACTTGGTTGGGCATGGTCATCCTTTCGGGGTGTTGTCGTTCACGGTTGAGGCGAGATCGTCGTCGCTGGCGCGAAGACTCGCCGTTGCTGCGGCCACAGCGACGGGATCGATGGCATCCGCCCCGCCGATGTTCTTCAGTGAGTCGGCAATCGACTCGAACGCCGTCGCGATGCGGACCAGGGCGGCGAGCTTGCGCGGATCTTCGATGAGTTGGATCGGGAAGGCCATTGGCACTCCTATGCGGTACGCCAACTTCTCTGTCGCTCGACGGCGGCCCGCTTCTCGCTCGGCTTCACTGAGGCAAAGCGCCGCATCATGAAGGCGTAGCGAGTGGCCGAGATCACGTCGTCGTTGAGCGGGACGATGATGCCATCTTTCCGGTAATAAAGGGCCTTTTCGTGCTGCCAGTCGGACAGGTGCTTGAAGACCTTGAAGCGTCCCGTCTGCATTCGCTCGAGCATCCCGGTGATTCCCGGCTCGACGTTGCTGGTGCCATCGTCGAAGGTCGCCCGTTCCGGCAGCATATTGAGGCCGTTGTCGCGATACTGCTCGGCGAGCTGGAGGCCGGAGCCCTTGTCGTGCTGCAGCCCGTCGTGCGGCCATGCGATCGGCAGCCAGTCGCCCCACTTCTTGACCACCGGAGCGAAGATCAGCGGGGTCGCCTCGCGCATTTTGTGAGTCGCCGTCACGAACAGGGCGTCGTTGTCGCGATCGTGCGCGAGGCGAGCCGCACCGGAGGGGTGATCCCAGCCGAAGTCGATGCCGCCGATCTGCGGCCAGTGGCGCGGGATCTCGAACGGGTCGCAAAAGAGCGTGTGATCGGTGACCGGGAACACCATGCCGGAGCCCAGTTGCGGGATGCCTTGCGCCCGCGCGTCGCGCTGGAACTCGGGATAGGTGGCGATGATCGCTTCGCGCTGCTCTGCCGTGTAGTGGAGCGCGTCCTCGATGGTCATCCGCACCACCACCGTCCCCCTGGCCTGCTCGATCAGGAAGCGCATGACCACGGCACTCATGCCCTTCAAGGGAGTGAAGGTCATGAACACGATGCCGCCGGTCGTGTTGGTCCGGGTGACGCCCTCGATGTAGATGTCGAGGTCGGGTTCCTCGTCGAACCATAGAAAATCCAGCGTCTCCGCTTGGAATTTCTCGCGCCCCTGATCGTAACTTTTGAAGCCGATGATGCTCTCGCCCATCTGCACGTCGGCGCCGCCCCCGTGGTGGACGATGATCGTCTCCAGCGAGTCCTTGACCCCGTGCGAACGGCGATCGTAGCGCTTGATGCGGGCGTAGGGGATCATGCCGGTGCCCCAAGCGCCTGCGCGGCCCATCAGAATCCGCTGCGGCCCGTCGCGGGTGAGCTCGCCCGACACGCCGGCGACCCAGCCGACGACCGGCTTCTCGAAAACCTTGCCCTTCCACCACTTCGGGTACTCGCCGGTGGCATGGATCGCCACCTCGGCCCCTCCGGCCCACGTCTTGCCGGTCTGATTGCCGGCCATGAACAGCCGCTCGCGCGAATCAGCCCCCGCGTCGTGGAAGTCAAACTGCTTCGGGTACGGCTCGTAGTCGTACAGCCGCCCCTCGGCGAGGCGACGCTGGAACCTAGTGCGTAACGCGGCCAGCGCGGCCGGGTTGAACTGTGTCAAGACCTGAGACAAGGCTTGAACTCGTTCCGTCATCATGGGCTTCCAGCACCGCCAGCAGGGCCTTGATTTCTTCGTGCGTCAGGTTCTCGAACGGGTCCTTCACGTTCATGGTGCGCTCGACGAACATCCCTTGTTCCTTGCCGATCAACTCGAGCGCCTTGTTGGCGGCGGCGAGGTTCTGCCGGAATTCGCCCTCGATCGGCTTGCCGTAGCGGTCGGTGACCGGGATCGCCTGCATTCCCTGCTCGACCACCTCGATCAGCTTCGCCGTAACCCAGGTCTTGTCGGCGACGATGGCTGCGATTGCCGCGGGTGCATCGCCCGCCAGTTTCTTGCCCAGCTCCTTGCGCGCGGCCTCCTGCGTCGCCACCACCTCGGCAGCCACCAGCGCCTTGAGTTCGGCAATGCGCGCCGCGACGAGCGGCTTCTTCATCGTCACTCGGGCGTCCTTGTCGGCGTTCTTGTAGTCGCGATAGCCGGCGCCCACCGCTGCAGCGCGAGGACCCTTTCCCGCGACGATGAGGCGGCAAAACGCCTCCTGCCTGTCGGTCAACTTCACCTACTTGCCCTTCCGCAGCACCGCGTTGGCCTTGCGATCGATCTCGTTCCGTTGCGCCTGGGTGATCGACTTGCCCACCTGCTGCGTGGCGCGGGCCTTGGCGTTCGCGGCGTGAGCTCGGTCGTTTACCGGATATTTCCGTTCGGACGACAGCCCGAATTCCATCGCCGGCAGGCGACGGCGGGCGCGGGAAGTGAGATCGGCCATGCTTCGGTCCTTGAAAACGACGACGGCCCGCGCAAAGGCGAGCCGTTCGATCGGGGTGCGTTCGGGATACTAGTGAAAACGGACGGTACACCGTCATTATTCGTCTGACAAGGTGTAGGACATTGATTTTGGTCAAGGTCATGACTTGGCTGCCAGGATCGCCCGTTGGGCTTTGATGAAGGACGCCAGTTGCGCCAAGTAGGCCTCGGTGAACGCGGATTCGTCACGGGCCAAAGACTGCCCCAGCGCCACCGCCATCCCCAAGTCAACGAGGTCGTGCGGGTGACCCTCTTGCACCATCTGCCAAGCCAGATCGAGGAATCGCTCGGCGAGGTTCATGCCCCCAGCACTCCCTTCAGCACCAGCCGCGCGTCGTAGGTGAATACCGACCGCTTGTGGAGATCCTCCATCTGCTTGCGGCAATGGTCCCTCCGCTCCTTCACCGTGTTGGCGTCCACCTTGAACATCTCACGCAGCCGTCTCGAGGATGGCCGGTTGAGGACGTACTGGGCGACCATCTCCTGATAGCCGCGTATCCGGTGCGAGCCGGTCCCCTGCTGCGCCATCAGCCACCACGCCACGGCATGAACGGCGTTCTGGCGATCGGTCGTCCACGGGTCCACCTGCACATAGCGACCACCTGGTTGCCGCTCCGGCACGGGCTTGGGCAGGTAATAGGCGACGAGCCACGCCTTGACCACGGGATCGGACAGGGCCTGCACCTCCTGCCGCAGGACCGCGGCTTGCGCCCGCAGGTCGAGGCGCGAGAGCTCGCGATTGTTCATCGGTCCCCGGGCAAGCATGGAACCGAAGACGGACGGCACTGAAACCTCGCGCGCCAGCATCCCGAAGGCGAAGCGCAAGGCACTTTCGGCTGACCTCTCCCACGGATCGAGATCGAGCCGGGGCATGATTAGCTCGCGAGGTGGATTTGCGCGGTCGGCACCCCGG